TAGGAGGTAATAGGTTGGGCAGAGCACGAGACCCAAACCGAGATAAAGCTTTTGAGATTTATAAGCAGAATAACGGAAACATCACTAACCGCAAGCTTGGTGAAATGTTGGGCGTGCCTGAAAAAACTATCTCAGTTTGGAAGTTAAGAGACAAATGGAGCGAATGTAGTACTACAAAAAACAAAAGTAGTACTACCAAACGAACACGGGGAGCGCCGAAAGGCAATAAGAACAGCAAAGGCGGAAGTATAGGCAATCAAAACGCCCTAAAACATGGACTGTTTGCTAAGTATCTACCTCAAGAGGTATATGAGATAGCGCAAGAGCTTTCAGAAAAACAGCCCATTGACATCCTTTGGGAAAATATCACGCTGACCTACGCCAATCTGTTGCATGCTCAGCGCATTCTGTATGTGCAGGATGTTGATGATACTAATACTATGCTGATTGCTAGTACAGCTAAAGGTGGAGCAAGCTATGAAGTCCACACAGCATGGGATAAGCAAGGCAAGGCGTTGGCTGCAATGGCAAGGGCTCAATCAGAGCTTAAAAGCATGATTAAGACCTACGACGAGCTCACACGTTCCCCTCTCGTTACTGAGGAGCAACGCTTGAGGATTGATAATCTCAAAGCTCAGCTAGGCTCTAATGATGAGGATGATACAGTCATTACTGGATTTACATTTGATAGGAGTGAGTATAATGGCAATACTGAACCTAGCGAAACTGATTAATCCAGTATTTGACGAAGTCCTCTACACACTCAAGAGCCATATAGTGCTCAAGGGTGGCCGTGCCTCTACTAAGTCCTCTGTGGTATCCATCGACCTTGTAAATGACTTTATCAATGATCCTATGGGAAATGTGGTAGTCCTGCGCAAAGTAGGTAAGTACTTGAGGATGTCAGTGTATGAACAGATAAGATGGGCCATCTATGAGATGGGGCTAGCTAATCAGTTCAAGTTTGGAAAATCTCCCTTACAGATTACACATAAGAAGACAGGCACAGCCTTTTATTTCTACGGCGTAGACGATCCAATGAAACTCAAATCCCAGAAGATAGCAAAAGGCTATGTAATGGCCGTATGGTTTGAGGAATTGGCTGAGTTCGCAGGTCGTGAGGACATTGACATAGTTGAGGATACTTTTATCCGCCAAGAACTCCCAAACGGCAAAGAGGTCAAGGTCTATTTCACATACAACCCCCCAAGAAATCCCTATGACTGGATAAATGAGTGGGTTGCTGAGAAAGCTAGTGACCCTACTTACATGATACATCACAGCACCTACCTTGATGACAAGTTAGGTTTTTTGTCTAGACAGATGAAAGACAAGATAGAACGCTACAAGGAGACGGACCCTGACTATTACCGTTGGATGTATCTAGGCGAGGTAATCGGTTTAGGTAATCATGTTTATAACATGAGCTATTTTAAACCACTAGAGAGCCTCCCTGAGGATGACAAAGTGATAGGTATATCATTTGCCCTAGATACAGGACACCAACAGTCAGCGACGGCCTGTGGAGCTTATGGGCTCACTGCCAAGGGTAATGTTATCTTGCTTGATACGTTCTACTACTCACCAGCTGGAAAAACCATCAAAAAGGCCCCTAGTGAGCTCTCTGTGATGATCCATGACTTTATAGACAAGGTCATGAAAACCTACAGAGTGCCTAAGCTCAAGATGACCATTGATAGTGCTGAGGGGGCTTTGCGTAACCAGTATTTCAAAGACTATGGCGAGCGCTGGCACCCTGTGGCTAAGAAGAAAAATCAGACTATGATTGATATGGTTATCAGTCTACTAGCTGAGGGGCGTTTCTACTACCTTGACACAGAAAATAACAGGGTATTCATTGAAGAACATAAAATGTACCGATATGATGACAAGTCACTCAATACTGATGATCCAAAAGTCATCAAGGAAGATGACCACACGGTAGACGAGTTCAAGTATTTTGTCCTAGATAATGCTAGAGAGCTAAGACTAAAAGCCTAAAAGGAGCTAACAATGGGAATAGTACAGACTATCAAGAATTTTTTTACAAGGAGTAAGTATGTGATGACAGCACAGAAATTAACGAATATCACTGATCACCCTAAAATAGCAGTGTCATCCACAGAGTATGACCGAATAAGGGAAAATCTCAAGTATTATGCAGGACATTATCCACAAATTGAGTACACTGACAGCAACGGAACGCCTCAAAAGCGAGCTTTCAACCATTTGCCTATTGGACGTACAGCAGCCAAGAAGATTGCAAGCCTAGTATTTAATGAACAGGCTGAAATCAAGCTAGACGACAAGGACGCTAATAAATTCATTCAGAAACAGCTACAAGATGATAGATTTGTTAAGAATTTTGAGCGTTACCTGGAAAGTGGTTTGGCGCTTGGTGGATTGGCTATGAGGCCATACGTTGACAGAGACAAGGTAAGAGTCTCTTTCATTCAGGCGCCTATCTTCTTGCCTCTGCAAAACAACACACAGGATGTCTCTAGTGCTGCTATTATCACCAAGACAATCAAGTCAGAGGGAAATAAGCAGAAGTTTTACACGCTGATTGAGTTGCACGAATGGGACAAAGATGACAAGTACACAGTCACTAATGAGCTCTACAAGTCGGATAATCAGAACGTGGTAGGCTCTAGAGTTCCTCTGTCAGACCTTTATGAGGATCTTGAGGAAGTGGTAGACTTGAATGGCTTGAGCCGTCCGCTCTTTACTTACTTGAAAACTCCAGGGATGAATAACAAAGATATTAACTCAGCTCTTGGGCTGTCTATCTTTGACAATGCTAAGACTACAATGGACTTTCTTAACACGACTTATGATGAGTTCATGTGGGAGATTAAGATGGGTCAGCGCAGAGTAGCTGTGCCTAGTCAGATGATTAAAGTTGAGTACAATCAGGAGGGAGAGAATGTCACAGTCAAGCGTGAGTTTGAGGCTGGGCGTAATGTCTATGAACAGATTGACTCAGGAGATATGGACAAGGGGGTAGGCATTACAGACCTTACAACTCCAATCCGTTCAGATGACTATATCAAGGCTATCAATAAGATCCTGGCAATCTTTGAAATGCAGATAGGAGTGTCTTCTGGTACGTTCACCTTTGACGGTAAGAGCTTGAAAACAGCTACTGAGGTTGTATCAGAGAACTCTGACACTTATCAGATGAGAAACAGCATTGTGAGCCTTGTAGAGCAGTCTTTGAAAGAGCTCATTATCTCAATGTTAGAGCTAGGCAAGGCTTACGGTCTCTATAAGGGAAACATCCCTGACATGGAGAAAATCAGCATTAACCTTGATGATGGAGTCTTTACAGACCGAAATGCTGAGCTGGACTACTGGGTTAAGGTTGTAAATGCTGGTTTTGCCACGGATGTAATGGCTATTGAGAAAGTTTTGAATGTTACGCCTGAAAAAGCTAAACAAATCAAAGCTGAAATCAGTGGCAATGCTATCAGCGAGGCTAACGACGGCAGGAGTGATGAAGATGTTGAAATTTATGGTAATTGATAGGCTGAGGCGTTTATTTGGAATAAAAAGCCCAAGCAAGCTAATAACTGAGGGACTTGTAAGAGCTTATGAAAGAGAAGAAACCAATCAAACTAAATGATGAGCAGTTAATGCTTGACGCTAGTCAGGTTGCAGACATCTATCATCAGCTTACTCTGGATCTATTTGACCAGGTAATAGATCGTATCAAAGAGCGTGGCTCTGCTAGCCTTGATGATAACCCTTATATTTGGCAACTTGAGAAAATGAATGAGATGGGCCTACTCAATGAGGACAATGTCAAGCTCATCTCTGACCGTTCAGGGATTACTGAGGAGCAACTTAGGCACGTTATCCAAAATGAGGGCTATAAGGTCTATAAAGACACTAAACAACAGCTTTTAGAGGCCACTGGTGGAGGTTCTTTTGCTGGAAACTCTATCATTCAGACCAATCTAGCTGCTTATGTCAATCAGGCTATGGGAGATATAGACAACCTCATCAATACCACTCTACCAATGAGCGTCAGAAAGGTTTATCAGTCCATAGTCCAGGAGAGCGTGGCCAAGGTTGTTACAGGGCTCAGCACCTCAGACAGGGCTATCTCTGATACAGTCATGAAATGGGCTAAGAAAGGCTTTTATGGCTTTACTGATAGCCAAGGTAAACGTTGGAGAGCTGACACATACGCTAGGCAAGTCATCAAGTCCACTGCTTGGCGTGTCTATCGTGAGGTCAGAATGGCTCCAGCTGAGGAGTTGGGGATAGATACCTTTTACTATCACAAAAAGGCCACAGCAAGAGAAATGTGCGCCCCTCTACAGCATCAGATAGTAACTACTGGAGTTGCTAGAGAGGAGGCTGGAGAGCGTATACTTTCATTGTCTGATTATGGATACGGTCATCCTGCTGGCTGTCAGGGTATAAATTGCACTCATGAGATGACACCATACATCCCAGGGGTCAATTATAAGCCTGATTTGCCTGATTATTTGAAAGACTTAACACCTGAGGAGGCAATAGCAAACGCAAACGTACAGGCCAAACAGAGAGCTCTGGAGCGCTCTATCAGACAGTCCAAGGAATTTCTCCACGTCGCAGAGAAACTAGGTGACCAGGAGCTGATAAGTAAGTATAAGAGCAAGGTTAGGATCCAACAAGGAGCTATGAGAGACTATCTCAAACAGCACCCTTTCCTACATCGTGATTATGCTAGGGAGAAGTACTACTACAATGATGACGCTGTTCAAAAGTTATACAAAACTATTGACAAACGCTCTAAAAAAGAGTATTCTGAAATACTACAAAATTTGGGAAATAAAGCACCCAAGTCTTATAGTGATTTTCAGGCTCTAAGTCGCTCTGAAAAAGAGTCTTTGAGGTATGATAATAGGATTGTCAATTATTTCAAGGGAGACATTCGAGAGAAACTGTCTGACAAGCAGAAACAGCAGGCAGTAGAGGCTTACTTTAATTTCAAGAATGACGGAATAGTGTTTGGAGACCATGCGATAGCACGCTACATAGAGCGTATGAGGCGCAATGATGGCACGTTTACCTACAACTATGACACGGTCAAAACAGCCTTCTCTCTGCCTCCTAACTACGTATCAGAGAAGAATGGCAGACTTGCTAGATACTACAACGATATCCTTTACATTACTGAGCCTGATACAGATATTGTAGTAACCATGATGAAACGTAAAAAACTGAAAGGATTTAAACCATTATGAGATACAGTCAACAAGTATTAGACATGCTAAAGCAAGCAGTCAGTGGTCAGATTGATAATTTTTGGGATTTCTCCTTTAAGTTTAACGCCCTTTTTGGAGAAGATGAAGACTTTGCTGAGGCTTGGGACAGTGAAAATCCTGAAATGTTTGACGCTCTCAATGACTTTGAGCTGATGATGTTTTTAGAGGAGCATGACCCCAGTGATAAGCAGGGCTTTATCAACTTCCTAACGCCTTATTACGAAAAGGCAAAGCAGTTAGTAAAAATCAGCGCTTAGAAAAGTCTAGGCGCTTTTTTCATGCAATAAATTGCTGTAAACCACTATAAACCGTATCGAATTCGAGGCGGTTTTTCTTATACTCTAACCGTATGGAATCCCGTACGGTTTTTATTTTGCCCTGGAGCATGGCGTAAAACTGTCTTAATTTGTCCATGTGACGTAAAAAAGGAGGAGTTAAGACATGAGTCTTAAACGTGAAATGTTAGTTGAGGCAGGTATCGAGGACAAGGCTGTCATTGACAATATCATGCAAGCGTACGGTGCAGGTATTGAAAATGCCAAGTCACAAGCTAAGTCGGAACTGCAAACCGAAAACGAAACATTAAAACAACAGCTTGAGCAACAAACCCAAGCTATCAATGATCTACAGGCCAAAGAGGGAGCAAGTGCTGAAAGCAAACAACAACTTGAAGACCTAAAAGCCCAATTTGCCCAGTACAAGCTGGATAGTGAGGCAAACCTTGCTCAGATCACTAAAACTAACGCTGTAGCCCTTGCCTTGAAAGATGTAGGAGCTCACAACTCAGAGGATTTGATGAAATTCATTGACCTAGACAAGATTGAACTAGGAGAAGACGGCAAGCCTGTCTTAGAGGAAACCATCAACTCACTCAAAGAGTCAAGCCCTTATCTATTCCAGGCTGAGGACAAGCAGCCTAACCCTAATATCTCTGTGCACGGAAATCCACCAGCAGAAACTGGATACGATCATCTAAGCGCAGAGGACAAAGCCCTATTTGCAGGCTTTGATAGCGTATAAAACCAAAAATAAAGAAAAGAGGAATATTACACATGGTAGTAAATTACGCAGCTAAATTCGATGAAAAAGTAGATGAGCGCTTTGCTAAAGAGGCCCTATCTACTGGTATTGTTAACCAAGATTTTGATTTCCTTGGAGTTGACACTGTCAAGGTCTACTCTATCCCTACAACAGGAATGAACGACTACAAGACATCTGGACAAAACCGTTACGGTGACGCTGAGGAGCTTGGAAATACAGTTCAAACTATGACAATGAAGAAAGACCGTTCTTTCACATTCACGATTGACAAGAAATCTGAGCAAGACACAAATGGCGTCATGGAGGCTGGAAAAGCCCTTGCACGTCAGTTGTCAGAAGTCGTTATCCCAGAAGTAGATACTTACCGTTTTGCAACAATCGTAGCTGGTGCAGATACAGATCATATTGCTACTGGTTCAGTAACTAAAACAAATGCCTACGAGCTTGTGCTTGATGGTCAGGTTAAACTAACTGACGCTTTCGTTCCAACTGCTGGCCGTATCTTGCATGTATCTCCTAAATTCTACAAACTCATCAAACTTGACCCAACCTTTGTGAAAAACTCTGACCTTGGTCAAGAAATCACTATCAATGGTCAAGTAGGTATGATTGACGGCTTGCCAGTAGTCTTGACACCTACATCACGCCTGCCACAAAATGTAGAGTTTATTATTGCTCATCCTGTAGCTACTCCATCTCCTGTTAAATTGGAAGACTACAAGATCCACGATAACCCACCAGGAATTAATGGCAAACTCGTTGAGGGACGTATTCGTTACGACGCTTTCGTTCTTGACAACAAGAAGAAAGCTATCTATGTTCACAAATCAGCTTAGTGAAAGGGGATAAAAATGAACGATTCTAACATTGAAGAGACTTTGGTTGTATCTAAAGAAACTGAAGAGGAGCCAGAAGTAAAATATCCAAAAACATTGAAAAAAGATGGAGTAACGTTTACTCTATCTGACCCGATTATGATTTCAGCCTTTGAAAATCAAGGATACGAAGTGGAGGAATAAAATAAATGGCTAAATTTAAAGCTAAAACAAACTTTTTTATGGCAAAAACAGGGCAGCAGTTTGATGCAAATAATGCGTATGAAATGACAGTTGCTGAAGCGGATGAAATTAATAGACAGACACTTGCGGAATATGGAGACAACTGGCTAGAAGAAATCGAGCAAGTTGTCCCATCTCAAGAACCAACTTCAGATGTAATTCCAGGACTTTCTGAAAATCCAGATTATTTAATTTAAGGCGGTGAAGTCATGACCTACTTAACAAAAGATGAATTTAAGGACTTTGGTTTTGATGAGGTTGAGGAGTTTGAAAAGCTACTAAAGAGGGCAGAGATTGCTATCAACCTCTTTCTTAACAATTTCTACAGCTTTGTAGACTTTGAAAAAGAGATTGAGCACAGAAAGCAAGCTGTCAAACTGGCTACGGCTTTCCAGGTAGCATATTTGGACGCTAGTGGGATCACTACGGCTGATGATAAGCAATCAGTCTCTACTGTGGTTCTAGGGCGCACTCATATCACCTACCAAAACTCATCTAGCCAGTCTTTAGAGAGTGCTAGGTATAACTTATCACTTGACGCCTTGAATACTCTGAAATCGGTAGGATTTGGCTTTAGGGGGGTAGGTTATGACAGACATTGATAAACGGTTATTGATTGATACTGTAACAATTCAGAAAACCACAGGAGAAAAAGACGGATGGGGTAAAGAAGTATTTGAGAGCCCAGTGACCCTTAGAACTGTTAGGTTTGACAGACAGTATCAAGTCAAAGGTACGAAGAACAACCGTAAAGAGTCCAAGCCTAGTACGTTATTTGTGTACCCTAAATATTGCCCAATCGTCTTAGACAAGACCTTTGAAAATGCCATTATCAACGACGGAGAACGTGAGTACAGAGTGACCTCTGTGGTTCCTGTCAGTTATCCACACAAACAAAAAGTATTTTGCTATGAAGTGGAGTGTATCTGATGGGAATAGGCGTATCTGTCAAGATTGATTTAAAAGGTATTGAGAAAAAGGTATCCCCACAGGCACTAGCTAAGGGGAAGTTAGCTATCGCTAATCAAATGTTGACTGACTTTACCCCTTTTATTCCTCGAAAGAGTGGAGACTTAAGTGGTAGCGGTCAGGCTACTAAGGATGGGGTTAAATATCCTGGACCTTACGCTAGAGCTCAATTCTACGGATCGAGCTATAACAAGAATAGGAGTTTTGTCTTTAAGAAGTACACGACTCCTGGAACAGGCAAGCGGTGGGACTTGAAAGCCTCAGTGTTATATCTTGATGATTGGAAGAAAACGGGTCTAAGAGCAATGGGAGTAAAAGCATGAATAACAATGATTTTTCAGAAGTCCTTAGAGATTTCATCAACACACTAAATCTCCCTCTGGCTTGTAAGCTAGATTACTTATCAGAGGGGGAGGATTTAGTCCTTTATCCTTTGCCAGGTGGGAAGATTTTAACAGAGTACATGAACGGCAAGCAGGACATTAGCCTTGTCTTTGAGGTGGCAATCAAAACGACTGATCACCAGAAGACAAGCTCTATCCTGTGGGCCATCAATCATGCTCTCGCTGATTTTAATCTGGAACTACCTAGCAAAAATAATTCATATCAATTCAGAGGCCTTGAAGTTTCACAGCCATTCCTAAATGACCGTGATGAGCAAGGCTTTTATATTTACATGTTAGATGTAACGGCAAAACTTGAAACAAATGGAGGAAACTAAATGCCAAAAATGAAAAACGCCAAACGCAAACACTTTCTTGCGCCATGGTTACCAACAGCACCAGCTACTGAGCCAGGTAATGACGCCTGGAAATGGCTTGCGGACGGAGTAAAAACCGCCGAGGCTGAAAATGACGAGGATACAGATGACATTGCATACTACAACGGCGACGGTACCAAAAAAACTGTAGTGACGTCTGTTAAGAGTGGTTACAGTTTTGAGGGCGATTACATCAAAGAGGATGAAGCTCAGGCAATTGTTGCAGCTATGCGCTTTAAAACTGGAGATGACCGTAATGTCTGGTTTAAAGTGGTAGACGCTGATGGCAAAACTCAATATGTCGGAGTCGCTACTGTCTCAGGTATCAAAATTGGAGGCGGAGATGCGTCTGAGTATGAGACCTTTGAGTGCACTATCAGCTGGAATGTAGCGCCTAAACAGTCTGCTGTAGTCGGTTGATGATTTGATCTAGGGGAGTGAACAGGCTCCCCTTTTTATTTTTGATTTTAAAAAATTAGTAGGAGAGAAAACAAATGGTAGTAATTAAGAAACGTGACAATGTCATCCCTGTTGATTTTGGAGAGTTCAGGCTTGAATTTGTAGCCAATGACAAAAACATCCACAAAATGGAGTCAGTTGGTAAAAAGCTCAAAAAAGACGGCGAAAAACTAGCCAACACAGAAGACAGTAAGGCCTTTGAAACTTTACAAGACTTGGTAAAAGGGTCATGGACAGAGCTGTTTGACCAAGACGCTTATAACAAGGTCTATGATTTCTCTAACGGCTCGACTGTAGATACTATGGCTTACTTGCTTGAGGCTATCACAGGGGTTATCTCAGAATGGGAGAAACGCAACAATACAGATGCCCTCAAAAAATATCTAGGTGACTGACATGCTGGACCTATCAAGGAAATTGACAGATGAGTTAGTCCTTGGTGATGATGTGTATCCAATGAATATCGCTTATAACAAGGTCTTGAAAGTTGTAGAGCTGATCAATGATGATGACATTGACGAGCTTTACAAGCCTTTCCTGGCTATTCAAATCTTGACCGATGTAGATTTTACTCAGGCTTTAACTCCTGAACAAGCTACAGCAATTTTTAAGATGATTTTTGAGGAGCATATCAGAATTATTCCAGCTAAAGACACAGCACCAGTGCTAGATTTGGCAGGGAACCCAATCAAAAGCAAGATACGCTCTAGGAGCCAATCTGAGGGCGGAGATCGTCTCTTTAGCTTGAAGTACGACGCTGAGTATATTTACTCATCATTTCTCCAGGCTTACGGAATTGACCTAATAGACGCTCAGAACAGCCTACACTGGAAGAAGTTCAACGCTTTACTCAATGGCCTGCCTAGTGATACTAAATTTGCTGAGGTGCTAAAAATACGCTCTTACAAGCCTCAAAAGGGAGATAGTAAGCAGTATAAGGAGAACATGAGGGAACTCAAAAAAGAGTATGCTCTACCTGATGAATTTGACTACTAATTTTAGAAAGGAGGTACATAATGGCAGATGGTTCAGTTACTATCAAGGTTGACATGGACGGCTCCAATGCTCAGGCTGGAGTGAATAAGCTCAAGTCTCTTTTTGGAGGCCTTGAAAGTGCAGGGCAAAAAGTAGGCTCAGTATTCAAGTCAGTCCTAGGAGCTAATTTGATTGGCTCAGCCCTTACTACAGGGATTGGTACTATTACTAGTGGTATCCGTGAAATGGCCTCTGAGCTAAACAGTTCACAGAAAGCCTGGAAAACATTTGAGGGAAACCTCCAAGCCTTTGGACGATCAGCTGAGGAAATCAAGGCAGCTAAGACCGAAATGCAGGACTTTGCAACCAAAACCATCTACTCAGCCTCTGATATGGCTAGTACTTACTCACAGCTTGACGCAGTTGGGACTAAAAATGTTGGTAGTCTAGTTAAGGCTTTTGGTGGACTTGCAGCCTCTGCTGAAAATCCAGCCCAAGCCATGAAATCATTGTCCACTCAGGCAACACAGATGGCAAGTAAGCCTAAAATTGCCTGGATGGATTTTAAGATTATGATGGAACAAGCTCCAGCTGGTATGGCTGCAGTCGCAAAAGAGATGGGAATGTCTACCGCTGAGCTTGTAAAAGCCGTCCAAGACGGAAAAGTCAAGACAGAGGACTTTTTTGACGCTATGAACCGTGCAGGAAACTCTGACGCTTTCCAAAAGATGGCTACAGAGTTCAAAACGGTTGACCAGGCTATAGACGGTGCCAAGGAAAGCCTCTCTAATAAGCTCATGCCAGCCTTTGAAAAGCTCAATAAGTTTGGTATCAAGGCAGTAAATGCTGTTTCAGACGCTTTGGACAAAATCAATTTTGACAGTATTGCTGAAAAGCTAGGTGCGTTTTTAGAAGGGATAGACATTGAGGGGTTTGTCACTAGAATCAGCTCATCAATCTCTAATGTTGTTTCCAAAATCAAAACGTTTTGGGAGGCATTCTCAAATACAGGAGCAGTTAGTGCTTTTGTCGAGGCTATTAAGAGTATTTCAGGAGCGATTGGTCATGTGTGGGATAGTTTGACAGCATCAGAAGTGTTGACAACCTTAGGAAGTGTACTAGGCAATATTGTCAAGTGGCTTTCTCAGGCTGCAACCGCAGTAGCTAACTTTGTTTCAGGCTTAGATCCAGGGACAATCCAAAGTGTAGCAACGGCGATTATTAGCATTGGTACAGCTTTGATAGGTATCAAGGCGGGAGTCAAGATTGCTCAGGCTCTAAAAACAGCCTTTGATTTTGGTAAGAATCTAGTTAGTTTAGTAAGTAACATTCTAGGATTGACAACAGCCCAACTTGCTAACGCTGGAGCAAGTGCCGCAATGAGCGCAGGGAATACAGCAGTTGGGACAACGGCATCCGCAAGTGCTGGCTCTGTTTTGAGATTGGCCGCTGCAGTTCTTATGATTGGCGCAGGGGTCTTGATGGCTGCCGCTGGTGTTTATGTCCTGGTACAGGCAGCTATACAACTTGCCTCAGCTGGAGCTGGTGCACAGGTTGCAATGCTTGCCATTGTAGCAGGTATTGCCTTGCTTGCTGTGGGAGCAGCTACATTAGGTCCAGCATTGACAGCAGGAGCTGTAGGTATTTTAGCTTTTGGAGCTTCCGTTGCTCTTATTGGTGCTGGTATTGCAGTTGCTGCTCTTGGGATTTCTGTACTTGTTACAGCTATCTCTAACGGAATGACTCAGATCATTAACGCCATATCTGCAAATGCACCACAAATTGTAACAATTATCCAGGCTATTGCTGATGGTATCAGTACAGCTATGAGTGGTATTGCTGGCATTATTGCTTCTATTGGAGGAGTGATCTCTACAGCTTTGCAAGGCATTGCTAATATCTTTACATCAGTTGGGCAAGCAATATCTACTGCTGCTCAAGGAATCGGTAAAGGTATTGAGAGTGCTTTTAATGGTATTTCCAATGTCATCACCTCTGTAGGTAATGCTATCAAGAGTGTATTAGATGGCCTTGCTAATGTATTCAATTCTATTGGTACGGCTGCTCAAAAAGCAGGAAATGGATTTAAGCAGTTAGCTCAAGGGGTGGTAATGATCACCAATACCAACCTTGGGGATATGGCAGCATCTTTAGCCGCTGTTGCTATTGGCGTAGGTAAAATCTCAGGAGCAAGCGCTGGCATGGCTAGCGTAGGTGCAGGTATGCAGGCACTGGGAGCAGGTCTACTCACAATACAAGCCAGCGGAGCCATGGCCGTTGCTGTACTAACAACAATGGCAAGCACCATTCCTACAATTTCAGCCTCTGTAACTACTTTAGCCCCAGCGATGACATTGGCTGGTACTGCTATGAGTTCCTTTGCAACATCAGTAATGACCTCTTTTGTAGGTTTATCAGGGGCAACAGCTAGCATTACTATCCTACAAAGTGGGTTAGTTGCTTTGTCAAGTTCAATGTTGATGGCACAGGCTGGAGCCCTAGCTATATCAGCAGGATTTACAGCAATCAGTGGAGTTGTGAGTGCTTTAGTTGGCGTACTTGGTACAATACCAGGTCAGTTTACACTGATTACCACATCAGCAATCATGGCAACTACTGCCATTATGCAGTTAGCTACATCCGCTCCTATGGTTGCCTCGGCCTTTTCTAGTATCTCGGCAGCTGCTGGATCAGCAATGTCTCTACTCAATTCTGTTGTGCAGTCAGCAATGTCTCAAGCTGTAGCAATAATGCGCTCAAGCATGCAACAGATGGTGTCTGTGGTCCTGCAATCGGCAACTCAGATGACTCAAGCCGGTCAACAGGCAGGTCGTGGGGTCTCTAATGGCATTACTAACGGCATCCGCTCAGGAATTGGATCAGCAACGGCTGCAATGTCAGCTATGTTAAGTTCAATCCGTTCTAGGGCAATGTCAGGGGCTGGAGCTATGCGTTATGCAGGGAGCATGATTGGGCAAGGTTTGGCGCAAGGTATGTACTCAGCACTTGGGGCTGTCACTGCGGCAGCTAATGCGCTTGTCGCTCAAGCTGAGAGAGCAGCGCAAGCTAAGGCTAAAATCCATAGTCCGTCACGACTATTTAGAGACAATGTAGGTAGATACATTGCTCAAGGTATTGCCGTGGGTATTGAACAGAATAGCTCTGATGTGGTTGATAGTCTGGCATACGTTCAGAAAGAGATGTCAGCGTTCAAATTTGGCGCTGAGGACTTGCTAGGTTTAGGGAAACACACTGTATCTAGTCAGTTTAGGCTCAAATCACTCACAGAACGAGCAGAAACAAGCCAAATCGAGGTTGTTCGTGACCAGGCTGACAAAGTCCTGGCTAGAGCTCTTGAAGTGGCTGAGGAGGCTGTCAAGCGCCCTGTGAACATGGTGCTAGATGATGGTACTCTGGTTGCTAAAATCGGAGCCCCAATGACTAACTATCAAAATGATAAGTTAATGATTGATAACATGATGAGAGGTATTACCTAATGAATAATGACACAATCACAATCAATGGATTTGACCTCTCTGAGGTTATTGACATTATAGACATCATCCGTCCAGTAGGTAACGAGCGCCATATCACTACTAATGACGCTCCACTTTTAGGAGTAAATCTGCAAGAGGTACGGACAGGCGCTAAAATCATCAAAGTCAAGTTTGCTATGCAATATGGGAACGGTATGACACTTGAAACGGCTAAGCACAAACTAGCTGGTATTTTTAACACCTCTGAGGCTGTCAAAATCATCATTTCAGACGAGCCTGACAAGTATTACATGGGTCTAGTATCTGGCTCTGTGGATATGGAAAACATTACTAGATTGTTTCAAAAAGGCAGTTTTGACCTGATTATCCCTGACGGAGTAGCTCACAGCTCAACCTATAAGCGTTTTGATAACGGACAAGAGCAACCTGACAAGGTTGTTTTTAATTTGGTCAATAATGGCAACGTCCCAGCTTTTCCTGTGGTCACTGTTAAAAACAACGCCGAGAATGGCTATATAGGTATCGTCAATACTAGCGGAGCTTTTGAGGTTGGAGACCGTAAAGAAGCTGATACTGAAACAGTCAAGCGCTCTGAGGTCTTACTTGACTTTAGAGGCGATAAAATCGCTGATGGTCTTGCAAGAGCAGTAAAAAACAGCTCAGTGACTAATAGTCCAGAGAATTTAAACGGGACATCCGAACTAGTCACAGTGGCTGGAAAGAAACGTGTCAGGCTAAGAGAGCAGTTTAGCGGAACATATAACAAAAGCTATTCAACAGGCTTGTCATGGGAAATACCATCTGACTCAACAGGTCAAAAAGGATCACTCAATGACTACATCTTTTGCAAACTTGTCTATCAACTAGACTCTGTGGCTCAATGTGGCTTTATTAAAGTGACTGTGACTGACGCAAATAATCAATTTCTGTACGGTATTGAGACTTACAAACGATATAATGGCCTATACTGTGGTTTTAACATTTTTGCAACAAACAACAACAATGACTATAATTTCTTAAAAACTTTGGACTTTGACTCATCTAGTGACCAAAACAGAAATCCTTTTGCGAAAACAAGGGGGCAGTTTGAAATCATGAGAAACGATGAGAGAGTTCAAGTCTATTATAATGGCTCACACTATAATTTTTTCGTTCCTGAAATCAGAGGTAAAAAATCAGCTAAAATCCACGTTACGATTGGTGGCTTTCACGGAAAGGTGATTATCCCTCACTTATATCTTGATGAGCTGATGTATCGAAAGGATTTTGTGTCAGTTATTAACGACTTGCCAAACCGTTATCCAATAGGATCAAATGTCATTCTTGACAGCGAAAACAACTCAGTCACAGTAGATGGAATTGAGAAAGCTGTAGATGTTGTTCAGGGTTCAAAATTTTTGAGTATACCACCAGGAAGCAGTCAGCTTGAGGTCTATTGTTCAAACTGGGTCAAGACCAAACCCACTGTCAAAGTAGAATTTAAAGAAAGGTATCTATAGCAATGTTATTGACAATACATGACTCAAATTTGAGAAAAGTGGCATTTGTGGACAATGAAAAGCAAGGAACATTAAACTATTTCAATGATACCTGGACAAGGTATTTAGAGACAGGCTCTAGTACCTTTGATTTTACTGTTTTTAAAAAGGCCATTATCTCTGATATAGGTCGGAAAAGAACCTATAACGCTCTAAATGAAAAGGCTTTTGTATCATTTCAATATAAAGGCAAGACTTATCTACATACTATCCGAAAAGTTGAAGAAAATGAGAAAGTTATCAAGTGTTATAGTATCAACCTAAACCTTGAGCTGATAAATGAGTACGCTAACCCTTACAAATCCTCTAAAGCTATGAGCTTTAAGGAATTTTGTGAGGAGATGGACTTACTCAACTATACTTTCTTAAAGATCGGTATCAATGAGATTTCAGATAAAAAGATTTCTGCTGAGTGGGAGGGTACAGATACCAAGCTAAATAGACTATTAAGTCTAGCTAAGAAGTTTGGCGCTGAAATTGAATTTGACACCCGCCTCAACGATGACAGCTCTATCAAGTCATTTATGGTTAATGTATATCATGAACACGATGACAACCATCAAGGTGTAGGACAAGTCAGCTCAATAGTTTTAGAGTATGGCAAAAACCTCAAGACAATCACTAGGACGATTGACAAGACAGGGATTTATAACTCAGTCAAACCCACAGGCAAGGATGAGCATGGAAACGTAATTGACATTAGCGGTCTTGGAGCCTGGTCAGTCAATAATGCCAAAGGAGAGCGTGAATTTTATCAATTAGGAGCTCATCTAGTAGCTCCTCTTTCTATGCAGATGTATCCATCTACATTCACACACTCAACAGGTACTCTAGACCAGTATATTCGTAAAGATATGACTGTAGAGAGTTCAAATCCTGAGGTCATCCGATCAACAGCCTACCGTGAGCTCAAAAAGAACTGTTATCCAGCAGTCACTTATGAGGCTGAGGGCTTTGCGGATCTGGAAATAGGAGACACAGTCAAAGTCTATGATGACGGCTTTAACCCTACTCTTTTGCTTGAGATGAGAGTATCTGAGCAAGTCATCAGCTTTACGAACCCCAAGAATAATAAGACAACTTTTTCAAACGCCAAAGCACTTGAAAATAGACTATCTCAAGGCATTCAGCAACAGCTAGACCGAATGATAGAGGACGCAAAACCTTATACTATTAAGCTAGCTACGGATAACGGCACAGCCTTTAAAAACGGTCAAGGTCAGACGATTGTGACCCCTACTTTAATAAAAGGTAACAAGGTTATCAATAGTGGCTGGCGTTGGGTTGTTGATGGTGTAATCAAAGCTACTAGCTCCAGTTACATTGTGAGGGCTGCTGACATCAATCAAAAAATGGTATTGACGGTCTCTGCTTGGGTTGATAATAAGGAAGTGGCCTCCGACCAGGTTACTTTTTTAAATGCTTATGATGGTACTAAAGGTGATAAAGGAGATCCAGGTAAGGATGGCGTTGCTGGCAAGAATGGTGTGGGCTTGCGTTCTACTGTAATCACTTATGCACCATCTACCACAGGGACTAATGCTCCGAGTGCTGGATGGTCAAACTCTGTTCCAGTGATTCCAGCTGGCCAATATCTTTGGACTAAAACAACCTGGAACTATACAGATAATACCTCAGAGACAGGATTCTCAGTTGCTAGGATTGGTAGAGACGGAAATACTGGTAGAGATGGTGTCGCTGGTAAGGATGGCGTTGGTATCCGTGCAACAACCGTAGTTTATGCTAGCTCCACATCAGGAACTGTTCCACCAACTAGTGGATGGTTGTCTCAAATCCCTAGCGTTCCAGCTGGACAATACCTTTGGACAAGAACCACCTGGAACTATACAGATAATACCTCAGAGACTGGTTTTTCTGTGGCAAAAATGGGGGAAACTGGGCAAAAAGGCTCTAAAGGAGACACTGGACCTAAAGGCGACAAGGGAGAGCGCGGAGAACGTGGCCCTCAAGGAGAACGAGGTTTACAAGGTATCCAAGGCTTGCAAGGTGCTAAGGGTGACCAAGGTATCCCAGGACCAAAAGGAGCGGACGGCCGTACACAGTACATTCACATGGCCTACGCTGACACTGCAACAGGTAGTGGATTTAGCCAGACTAACGCTGACAAATCCTTTGTTGGGGTGTACTTTGACTTTAATCCAACAGATAGCAGAAACCCTACTGACTATCACTGGACGAGATGGAAAGGTCGTGATGGCGCCGATGGACTACCAGGTAAACCAGGAGCAGATGGAAGAACACCTTATGTTCACTTTGCTTACTCTGACAATGCGGATGGTTCTGGTTTGACAATGACAGATAATGGACAGCGTTATTTTGGTCATTATTCAGACTATGAGAAGCCTGATAGCTCAGATAAAACTAAGTACAAATGGGCTGATCGTTGGGCTAAAATTGAGGTTGGTTCACAGAACAGGTTTGTTCAAAACACTTCTGTTGCAGGGTATTTAGCAAATGCTGGGATTATTTCTCCAGCTAATTCTGTAAATAAAGAAAGGACATCTGATTTTATTGCTATCGACGGAGTCTCAACTCTCACCTATCAGCTTTGGGTGACTACACCTGCCGGAGGAATGCCTTGGCACGCTTGGCAATTTTACGATGCTAATAAATCACCTATCGGAACTCGACTTACAGGTAAGGACAGTTATACTGTTCGTGCTAAAAAGTGGCATACAGTCAATAATATTACAGTACCAGCAACTGCTAAATTTATTAGATTATCTGCTAGAACTTACGAAGATGCCAAAATTAAGTTAGAGATAGGCAATGTACCTACAGACTGGTCTCCAGCTCTAGAGGATATCCAGAATGACATAGACTCTAAAGCTGATCAAGGGCTGACTCAGGAACAAATCAATGCGCTAAATGAAAAGGCTGGGATTATTCAAGCCGAGGTTGAGGCCAAGGCTAGCGCTGATGACTTAGATAACTGGATTAAGGCTTACAAGGACTTTGTCAAGGCCAACGAGACAGCGAGGGCGCAAGCTGAGAAAGATTTGATTTTAGCTAGTCAGCGTGTGTCAAACATTGCCAAAGATCTTGGAGAATTGTCTGACCGCTGGAATTTCATAGATAGCTATATGAGCTCATCTAATGAGGGGCTAGTCATTGGTAAGAATGACGGTAGCTCTAGCATGATGTTCAACCCTAACGGACGAATTTCAATGTATTCAGCAGGGGTTGAGGTTATGTATATTTCGCAAGGTGTAATCCACATTGAGAACGGGATTTTCTCTAAGACTATCCAAATTGGCCGTTTTAGAGAAGAACAGTATCATCTTAACCCAGATATGAATGTCATTAGGTATGTAGGATAGGAGGAAGTATGGCAAAATTTAGTAATTCAAGTGGGAGCTTGTATCTCAATGTCTATGTAGAGCAGGGCTCTCAGAGTATCACGGCTAATACCTCAACTGTAAATTGGCGGATGACAGTTAGCCGTTCTGGTGGTTATTACACATTCAACCACCAAGGAGACAGTACGCTCTCTCTCAGCTTAGATGGTCAAAATATCCATAGTAGTAGACCGATATGGCATACATCAGGAGAGGAGTACACGCTGGCTAGTGGGTCAAGTACAATCTCTCACAATGCAGACGGGACTAAAACGCTACCTATCTCTTGTACGTTCAATCCGAATAATGGCCTGCATGGGACTATTACGGTCTCAGCAAGCCTCAGTCTAACGACTATACCACGTTCAAGCTCTGTAAGCGTGAGTGATGGGGTCATTGGCAGTGCGGTTACTATCAACATTAACCGTCAGAGCCCAAGCTTTAAGCATACAGTACGGTATGCTTGGGCTGGCAAGTCAGGAACGATTGCAAGCAATGTAGACACATCGACTAGCTGGATGATACCTCTTGACTTTGCAAATGACATCCCGAACTCATCTAGTGGGACAGGTACAATCTACGTTGATACTTACTCAGGAAGTACGAAAACTGGCACACAGTCAACAACCTTGACGGCAAGCGTACCAGCAAATGTCAAGCCTACATTTTCAGGTATCACATTGTCAGATTTGAATGGTGCTGCTCAGAACCTTATCCCAAAATCTGATACGTTCATCCAAGTAATCTCAAACATCAAGGTAGCTTTCAACGGTGCTCAGGGAGTCTACGGTTCATCCATCACTGGATACTACGCTGAAATCGTTGGTAAAAACCAGTCTACGAGCTCGAACGGTGGGAGTCTGGGCATTATGAATTATCACGGCACCATCAAAATCAGAGCTAGCGTGTCTGATAGCCGTGGCCGTTGGTCGGATTCTAAAGAGGTGTCTGTAACCATACTTGAGTATTTTGCTCCAGCTTTAAGTTTTAGCATCGCTAGAACAGGCTCAACATCAAGTACGTTGACCGTTACGAGAAATGCTAAAGTAGCGCCTCTGACAGTATCAGGAAGTCAAAAGAACTCAATGTCGCTGACATTCAAGGTTGCAAGGCTTGGGACTACTAACTTTCAAGTAGACACAGGACCAGCCACTGGATCCTGGACAAGCATCTCAAACCTAGTCAATTCTCAGGCTAATCTTGCAGGTAATTATCTAGCTAATCAGTCATGGGTTGTCATAGGCACGTTAGAGGACAAATTCACACGGTCTGATTTCATGGTCAACGTGGCCACAGAGAGCGTAGTCTTGTCTTATGACAGGTCAGGAGTTGGGGTCAACAAAATTCGTGAGCAGGGCGCTCTTGATGTCAAGGGCAACATCTACGCAGACAACAAGCCCATTCAGCAACATCAGTTGACAAAAAATGGAGGAAACTCCTTGAGCGCTGAAATTGATTGGAACAACTACACAGATTCAGGTCAATACATGGGTTATAATCTATCAAACTCTCCTCAAGGGGGCAATGGTTGGAAACATGTGCAGGTCTTTAAACACAATGATAACTGGGTAGTGCAAGTAGCTTATGATTTCGGAGGCGAGATAGGAGCAATCCGTGCGAAAGTAAATGGAACATGGAAACCTTGGAAGAAGCTTGCAACGCAGGATGATATTTCAAGGATAACTCAAAATACAGCCTGGCAAAATGCCAATTTACAAAATGGGTGGAGCCATCATAGAGATTATGAAAATGTTCAATTTTCAAAAACATTTGACGGTATTGTTTATTTAAAAGGTACTTGTAAAGGCGGAAAGACTACCCGTGAGTCAATTATCTTTACTTTGCCTGAAAATTTCAGACCATCCACAATATTATATAAGACCGCACTAAATAATGATTATGGTTCTGCGGTTATCGGAATCTATCCGAGCGGTGACGTAGCTGTCAAGAGGAACGTTGACGCTACATGGCTCAACTTTGATAACATATCATTCAAAATTTAAGGAGGAAATATGAAATTAGAGTACGGGACAAAGTCCCAAGAATTTGATGCAAGCGGAACAGCATCAGCTACAAAGGTCACACTTGTTAATTCAGACGGTGCTATCGTACCTATCTTGCTACCAGCTGACAAAATCAGCCTATCAAATAGCGAACTTTTTGAGTTAGCTCTTGAGGTTCTTTATCAAGAGAATTTCCCAAATCGTGCGGAAACCGAAAAATTCAACAAGGTAGATGAGCAAATTCAGAAAAACAAAGAGATGACCGCTAAGATGGAGCAGGCTACTACTGAAAACAAGGAAAATCTTGACACGGTATCATCTATCACTGAGATTCTGATCGCTTTGGCTATTTCTCAAAATGGAGGCATGCCTACTCATGCTTACAACAAGGTTGCTGGGTTCATCAAGCCACTTGTCAAGAGCACTCGCTATGCAAATGGCGACATCGTAGCTATGCCTTATCCGTTTGATACGAATCCAAAATGGCCGAGTGGTACCAAGACTATCTTTAAGTTCCAGATGCAAGTAACAGAGGGCTACACTTGGAAAGAACAGTCGCTATCTGATATGCTTCAGCAAGGCGTCTTGACAGTGGTCATGCCACGAATTGAGTAAGGGGGATTTTATGTCATGGTCTGAAATAATCGAGAAAGTAATACATGAGATTACTCAACTTGCTCCTACTATCGGTGTCATAGCTACTGGTTGGTTTGGGATGCGAGCAAGTAAAGCAGGAAATCTCAATCAAGAACAGTTCGAGGAGTTGAAAGGTGAATTGAGCACTATCCACGCTATCGGTGAGGAGAACAAGCAAAATATAACTGAAATCAACAACAAGCTGGCTGTGCATGATGAAGCACATCTAGCTACTATGTATCTACGGCTTGAGCGTGATATTACTGTCGCTCTCAAGCGTGGTTATACAAGCGTTCACGAGTCGGATATTATCCACAAAATGCACTCAAGTTACAAAAAACTAGGTGGGAATGGGCGCATCGATGCCCTGTTTAATAAATTTGTAAATTTAGAAATTGCGGAGGAAAATACAAATGCAACAAATTACTGAAATCATTGTAGCTTCAGCTACTGGAATCTTGACCATTTTGGCAGGCGTCGCAGTCAAAGCTATTAAGGACTTCCTTATCAAAAAAGGTGGAGAAAAGACCATCAAGATTGTAGAAATCTTGGCCAAAAATGCAGTAAATGCTGTGGAACAGGTCGCTTCAGAAACTGGGTTTAAAGGCGAAGAAAAGCTGGAGCAAGCTCGTGATAAAGTCCGAGCTGAGCTTACAAAATACAATATCAGCATGACTGACAAGGACTTAGATACATTTGTCGAGTCAGCAGTTAAGCAGATGAATGACGCTTGGAAAGGAGATGATGCTAATGTCTAAGAAACAAGATATGATTAACGACCTCATAGCTCACGCTGATGCAGGGACTGGGGTTGACTATGATAAGATGTACGGCTATCAATGTGCTGATGTGACGTGCTACGGAATCTACGAGTATTTCGGTACTCGTCTATGGGGAAATGCGATTGATTTGCTACGGTCTGCAGAATCAGCAGGCTTACAAGTTGTATATGGCGCTCAGTATCCAAAAGCTGGTTGGTTCTTCGTTAAGAACTTCGTGGCAGGCGATGGAGTGAATTATGGCCATACTGGTCTTGTCTATGAGGACTCTGACGGTTCTACAATCAAGACTATTGAGCAGAATATTGATGGCAACTGGGACTATCTTGAAGTCGGTGGCCCTTGTCGCTACAACGAGCGTTCTGTTGATTCGATTGTGGGATATATCGTGCCGCCTGAAGAGGATGAATCAGGCTGGAAGCATGATGACACTGGTTGGTGGTGGAGCCGTAAAGATGGTTCGTATCCTACTTCAAAATTTGAAAAGATTGCAGATACTTGGTATTATTTTGATTCTCGTGGCTATATGTATGCTGAGCGCTGGTTAAAACATACCGATGGATATTGGTATTGGTTTGATACTAGTGGCGCTATGGTTACTGGTTGGAAGAAAATTGGTGGATTATGGTACTACTTTAATCGTGATGGCGCTATGCAGACTGGCTGGGTGAAATACTATGAAAAATGGTATTACCTGGATGCCGTCAATGGCGATATGAAATCGAACACATTTGTGCCGTACAATGGCGGATACTATCTGCTTCTTCCAGATGGTCGCTTGGCTGATAAGGCTGCATTTACAGTCGAGCCAGACGGCTTGATTACTACTAAATAA